CCATGAGATTTTTCCAAAGAATTATACTAGGTTCGGAGCCTTCTTCTTGCGGCGGGGGAAGAAAAAGGCCGATTCCAAAGGGAGATCCACCTCAAATTCCTCGCTGGTCAATGGTGATACGATTGGCACCTTCGTATCTACGCCAAATGGTGGCTCATTGACAACTTGACGCAAGTAAGACAGGTCTTGAATTGGCAAATTACGGAGAATGATCTGAATTTCAGTCTTATCAACGATATCTGAAATTGACTCTACCAATTGAGTGCTACGGAAAAGAAGCGTATCATCGGCAGCATTGTCACCAAACTGCTTTAGACGGCGTTCACGATATTCCTGTAGCTCCGTCTCATCTTTACCTCTTGACAATCTGTAGGTGAAAGAAAGACCGCTCTTTGGTAACGTATCTGACAGAACTGGTCCGAAATCGGCTGGGCACAAATTCTTAACCAAACCGTCCAAATCGATAACAGTTGAAAACTTGCGATCTGACTCAGGGTCTTTTACTTCTACTTCGTATTCGCTGCCGTAAGAAATACCACGAAGATAAATCAACAGGAATGTACGATCAGCTGAAAGTAGATCGGCAGCCTTGAAAGGCTCTTGGATACAGCGGCTAAAAATCATGTCAATAGCCTGCCCCTTTCTCACAAAACGAGGGGTAGCTAGGATTTGTTCCTCCTCGCCACACATTGGGCGAATGTGGAGTTTCCCATCCACAGGGCCATCGGTACCGTTGTAAAAGCGTCCCAAACTTGGCAATACAACTTCTTCATAAACATTACTTTGCTGACGAAGCTTATTCAAGATAGCATCTAAAGTTGCATTACCCTGCTTGAACTGACTTGCTCCGGAATTGCTAAAAGCCTGAGGAGGAACGACAGCTTGTGCTGGCATCGATGCAGGAGCTGGTGCCTGCGTATCTTGTTGTCTGATCTTGGCTAAGAGTTCTGGTGGAACATTGCCAGTAATCTGAACACCTGCTGGAGGCGTTCCGCCTTCTTGATTAGGATTCGGGAAATTCGGTGGAAAAGCTTCAGCCATTATAAATTCTCCTTGATAGTTTCATATAATATAGTATGAAAAAAAATCTTTCTATAAAAGAACTAGAAGATTTTGTATTCTCTAATAAAATTATACAAAGCAAGCTGCCTAAATACAAATTTTTATTTGACGGTTGGAGAATAGCTCAATCTTCTCCCAGTCTTAAATCTTTGGCAACCAGATGTTTGTTAGACTTTTCAAGTTTGGTCACAGAAGATGATCTAAAAATAATAAGAGATGAATTGAACGTTGAAGTATCTGTGCCAAGTTTAGCATATAATCATACTAAATTTTTTAAAACAGATATAGATAAACTTGAATTTTTAATAGAAGATGTCTCTAATTATACAGAGACTGTTTTATACAGAAAAGGAAAGGAAATAAGGGTGTTACTATGGCGTTAAGTTTGTTGCTATTAATGTTGTTGGGTGGGGTAGGCATGACAACAATTATTGTTGAGGGCACTATTTTTCTACCTATTAAAGATTTCTTAAAGAAGTTTATGCCCAAATTTTTTATGACAATGCTTGATTGCCATCAGTGCTGTGGCTTCTGGAGTGGACTTTTTGTAAGTCTTTTCTTCCTTAACCCAGTGGATGCAAGCGGTGATTGGTCACTTAGCTTGTATAATTTTGGAAAGAATTTTGCAACAGGTTGCTCAGTATCATTATTGGCAGTATTTTGGGCAACGCTTATGCTTTTTATTGAATCCAAAACTAGTATAAATCAGTAACATGGAAAACAAAGCTTTTTGGTGTCAGAATTGCACAAAAAAATACTTCTTGCCTGCTGAAATGTTAGTTCAGTATGAAAGAAGCGTTTTGCAAAAGAAACCGCCTTTTTTTGATCATGCTAAGCCATTTGAACAAAAGACGGAATCTAAAATGATACCGCAAAAAAAGATTTATAAGTGCGTCGTATGTGGTCATACAATGAAGGAGATTGAAAATGTCAGCAGGCCCGATATCAGTTCTTGATGTAAAGAATGCCCTAAAAGACGAGAAGTTTCGTAGCACTCTTCCAGCCTCATTGCAAGAGCCCGTGCAGAAATTCTTGTCCAATCCTAATTGCTCTTGCAATCTCAAAATTTATCAACAAATTTTGTCAGAAGCAAAAGAGCAAATTACTGCGTATTATCCTGATAAGTCCTACGTAAATCCAGATGAACAAGTTAAAGAGCAGACCAGAAGACTTGCCCAAAATAGTTTCAAGGTAATTAACTGTTCAATAGGTGAACTTGAGGAAACTATGAAAAAGTTACCTGCTGGCAGGAAACAAGTGACTTTGGCAAGATGGGAAGATCAGGTAACAGTTTTGATTAATGAACTAGAAATTGTTTACTGATAGAACTTTTGTAGAGTCAAGTAAACATCTTATTTCTAGTAATCTTTTGTTTGGATAGGTATCATATTTAATTGGCCATATTGGAAGATCATCGTAAATGTTCCTGTTGCGACCTTTCTCTATGGCCAATTCAAAAGCTTTTTTTGCATCATTAAGCTGTCTCGAACTTAAAAAATAATCCCCAAGTAAACACCAAGCCTCTGCTAAATTATCATTTTCTCCAAGCAACAAAGCTAGTTTATCTTGTGCATCCCTAAGCTTATCCAGCTTGTAATAATAAATTATACTGAGATAGTAAAGTATAAATAAGTCATTTTTATGTCCGTGTTCAAAAATAAACTTTTCTGCTAAATTAGCAAATTCTGCAAAGTTCTTCTGTTTATAAAGATTTCTTAAGCTTTTATCTTGAATAATAGGCTGTTCTATTTTCTCGCTTTTGATTATTACCGGCAAAACTTCTTCGGTTTTTTTCGGGAAGTTAAGAAATCGTGGCTCCTTCGTCATCCAGCTACCATCCATAATACAAGCTAAATTACAATTTTCTATATCTTTACAGGATAATATGTACTCATTTTTTTCTAAAATAATTAGTTTCTTGGATCGATCCAAGTCATCTTTTTTACCGTATTCAATAAAATTGGCGCAAAATTTTTCGTTTTGCAAACGAATGTCTTTAGAAGACTCAGAAGGAATTGCTAAAAAAGTTTGCATAAAATAATATATTACTTAATATTATAAGTATATGTCATCAGAATATTTAAACAACAAAAGTTTCGAATCAATAATCATACGATTCCAAACAGCCAAAAAACAACAAAATAAGTTCAAAATCCTACTAGAAGATTTTAATACTCAACTAATAAAAATACAAAACAAAAGCTGTATGATTATACCACTAATACTAGAACAATCTGAGTTGTCTCAGGCCAGCACAGATTTAACTTCTGCACAAAAAATTCTAGCAGATGCATTTTATACCTTGTCTAAAAATATAGTAAGGTATGCAAAATTTAGCAACATCGATGAGGATGATGCAATACAAGAAGGTGTCCTCATTTGCTTTGAAAGAGTAGAAAAATTTGACCCAAGCAAGGGTAAAGCTTTCAATTACATGACAACTTGCATACTTAATCACTTTAGACAACTATGGCGTACAGCTAAAAACTATAATGAGCTTAAAAAGAAGTATAGTAAAATATTTGCTATCAAGAATGGTAATCCAGTTATGACTGGTAGGAAAAAAGAGAAAAAGAAAAATCACTAGATGAGTATAATTCTATATGAAAAATAATTTTGTAGATCTTATAGAAAGACAAGAGATACTAGACATTCTTGAAAAGAGCGGACTAGGCAAACAAATAGAAGCACTTTTATTGAATGAAAGCAAAGTATACACTAAAAAAGGCAGACTCAATAAAAGCGGTGCTTGTAGGGTTTTGGGATTGAAGCCAAAACAATTGGACGAATTTTTAAGCAAGTGCAGGCATATGATAAAATTCGACCAAATGCAAGATTAGAAATAAGGACTTAAAATATAAGCTCTATCATAGCGAAGAGTAATATCTACAGTCATTACTTCACTACTTGCCATGTCTAATTCGCCGAAATTGACTTCCTGACACCAAGCGTTGTCTAGACGCCATTGTTCTAATACGGTGCCGGTTCCTGACAACATGGTAATGAATGCTGGTTTCTTAAAAGACACTTGTGGGTTTGGATTTGTGGCAAACCCATAATTGGAGTCGTATGCTCTGTAAAACATATTAATCCAGCGCCACACGTTATTGTCGATCTTGCGACATGCACCGTTGAACAAAGAATAAGCAGCGATATCATAAAGGGTTAGGTTTATTGGCTTCCATTCAGCTTTGCCCGGCATGTATATTGTTTCACTCTGGTGTTCAAAAGATAAGTCTTTGAAGGATATTGTTGGTCTTTGTGATTTCAGTGGAGGCTTAACATTCACTGAGTTTGCTTCTGGTTTACCAACAATGTTTTCAATACTGAAAAGCCAGCGAAACTGCCTTTTCATTACAAAGTTATCAAGACTCCATATACCCATTTCTACTGGCATAAAATTACTCCTCAAGTATATAGTAGTATAAAAAATAATCCCCGCTCTTTGTTTATAAGAACGGGGATTATTTATTTTGGTTTTGAGTTTATTAGAAGCGGCAACCAGCGTAGCAAGGATTGGGCTGCTCGTAACCGCAAAGGTTTGACCACTTAGCAAATGTATAACGAAGGGTTAATTCGATGTTACATTCATCAGATGTTGCATAGTCTAGGTCACCAAAGTTAACAGACTGTGGCCAGCATGTGTATAGTGTCCACTGCTCCAAAGGTGCTCCGCCGCCATCATACATGGTGAGGACGCCTGTGCCACCGTAGCCGCCAACACCATTACCGAAGGAGGACATGGTGGGGTTCTCCCAGCTGCCGGCAAAGTTATTTGCAGCATTTGGCTGACCAAGGAAATTGTAAACAGAACCAATCCAGTTGTAGAGATTCAAGATTGTATCGCTACGAACAGGAGTGATGTCATAGTAAGTTACTGTGACAGTCTCGAAAGTTGCTTTGCCGGGAATATACATTTTGCCCTGCAAGAAGTTAATTTCAGTTTCATCAAAAGAAACGTTTGGCCTAGAAGCAACTTTTACGAAGGCAGCAGGGATGTTTCCGAACTGGTTTCCACCACCGCAAACTTGGTTTACTTCAAAGGTCCATCTAAACTTCCTTTTGAAGATGATGTCGTTTGTCGTACCGATTGGGCCGATGCCCATTTTAATTGGTTGTGCCATATTTGTATCTCCTTGTAAAACTACTAAGCCGTAACCGTATCCAATGCACCAGTTCTGTACAGGGTGAATTCAATAAAGATGAATTCCACTGCTCGGGTCGGTACTATACCGATTTGCGCCCTCAGTTCATTTCTGTCAATTACGTCAGGCGGATTAAGATTTGCATCGCAAACAACCTTGTAGGCAGCAATACCCTGCTGATTCTGAACGTTGTTTAACACACCATTAGCTAAAAGAATAAACTGGTTTCTCAGAGCTTCGGTGTGTGGTTGGAATAATAGCTGACGGGAAAGGCTGCGAATTTGCTTTTCCACGTAGAACATCATTCTACGAACGTTGATGCGGTCAAGAGCTGTTGGTGCTCTCTGGAGAGTTTTCTGACCCCAAATTACATAGTCAACAGAACCAGCATAACGAACGATTGGATTGATGGCGTTGCTATTGCCATACATATTGTCTTTTTCTTTTAGGGTAGGTACATATGCAACGTCAAGAACGTTAGGTACTACACCTCTCTGGATGCCAGCAGGAGCAAACCAAGGAGCGCTAATATTGTCGCTATTTACAATAGCAGCAACTGTGCCAACACTTGGAGGACACCATACATTGATGTTGTTGTAGCTATCATAAATGTAAATCCATGGCCAGTAGAGAGCTGCAAAGTCACTGTCAAACCTTACTGCGTTAACTTGGCTCTGTCCATTCTGCCACTGAATAACTTCTGTGGGAGATAAGCCAGATGGCGGATCAATAATAGCCATGCAGTCCTGACGATACTCTTCGCACATATTAATAAGTGCCAAGATAACCAAAGTTGTAGTTGCTCCGGGAACTGCACATAGGTCGATATTAACCTGTTCAGGATCGCTGAATGCGAAAAGTCCACTCATGTTTACTGGACTACCAATTAACAAAGCGTCACGTAAAGCTAGCGCAGCAGAGGATGTTCCTGTAGGATAGCCATCGGAACCGCCGCTCAAGCGAAGATCATTCTCAGCAACCTGAGTCAACATTACGCTTGAGGGAGGGGGTGCTGTAGTTTCGGTGTTATCAACTACACGAATGTAATTGCTAAAACTGTTAATATAGCTCTGGATGTAGAAAGCAGAATTGGGATCCTTTGATAGATTGCCCCAGCTTTCAACCTGCAAAGTTGCTCCATTCACAGGATTTTTAAGGAAAACATCCATGCTGAATGTATTTCCTTCAGGATATTTCTTGAATGTAACAAATGTCTGGTTTCCTTCAATACCGGGACTGTCTGCGAACAACTGGAAGGTGTAGTAACCAGTATCAGTTGGTACCAAAGTATTGCTACCAATCCACAAACCATCATTAGCGTCTGAATCCTCATTATCGGCAACTCCTGTAGGAGTATCGCCGATAGCTCCCTGAGCGCTCATGCCCAAGATAGCAGCCAAGGTACCACCTCTGGCGTTAATCTTGGCGTAACGACCACAAAGAACACCAGCGTTGTCTGTGTTTGTTGTATCAGTGCTAACAGCAACTGCGTCACCATCAGCTTCGAATTGGAAGCAGACAGGTAGGTCTTCTACAACCACACCGTTTACGGTTGGATTTAGGGTTACTACAGCTGTGTTCAATGCTGTTACCAAATCGGCAGTTGTATTGTATGTTTGGCCGCTCAAGGTTGCAGAGAAGTCATATGTACGAATAACGTTATCAACACTTACTAATCCAGAGCCATCTGTAACTACCTGCAAAGTGTAGGTTCCAACTGGGAAAATCCAAACACCTGCTGTAGCATGAGATGCATCAATTGGATAGTGTGTATACGCACCGCTCTTAGAAGGAACGGTCATCATATTGCCAAGTCCTAGGATGTTATTAACATTCGTAAATGCTGGAGAAGTACCAGTAGAATTTGGTGTGGCACCGATAAGGTTGTTGTATACGCTTACTAATTCTAAGCTTGATTGATCGCCGTAAGCCCAAACAGTTTGGAATCCTAATGCTACCTGAGTTGCATCAGATGGGTTCTCGTAAACAAAGAATTCAACACCATCAACGGTTGGATTTAGTTGAAGATTCAAGTGATCGACAACTTCTTCAACAGTGTATGCGCCTGCAGGAAGTGTTACTGCTTTGCTGCTAAGAACTGTATTTAAAGCCCAACGGAAACTGTAGTCTTCGCCGCCAGCTCTGGAGGTGAATGTAATCTGGTCGCCAACGTCGAAGAAGGCACCATGTACCTTCAATAGACCACCGGCTGCAGGCACTTGCACGCTAGCTGTAGTGGCATACCACTGAGAAATTGGGTCAGTGTCGGCTACACGAACAATCCAAACGGCATTAGTGAATGCCAAGGCATTTTGCGCTGCATACATTAGATATGGAGCGTATCCCATCGAAGGATGTGGATAACCGAACAGAGTATGAAGCTCGTAGGTTGACGTTACCAAGGTGGGTGTATTAATGGGACCCTTGCTGGCATATCCAACCAAACCAATTGCATTAGTTGCAGGAGTGGTGGTTAAGAGGGTCAAGTCTTGCTCAGTGAATCTTACTGAGGGACTTATTGTGTTTGAAGGCGGAAATGCTTGTAATAGTGCCATAATTTACTCCTATGTCTTTTAGTCTTTCAAAATTCTCTGTTTGATATAACCAGACTTCTCTGCCCTATCTATATATGGTGTATGCAAATGATCTTCTATCAATATTTTATTTTGCCCGTTGCCTAGTCCGGGAATATCAACCGTGTCATAAGAGTGTAACGCTCTCCTAGACTTAATCACCAACTGAATAGGCGACTTTTGCATATTGGTTATTTCAATCATTGTACCCCTTCTACCGATTCTTCCAAGCGCTTAATCACTTCGGAGATTTCCGCTTCATTAAGAGCATTAACAAAATCAACTTTAGTGTTGAGCACCGCTTTGTTCCTAGTAATCGGTTGATTAACATAAGTTTCAGCAGTGATACCAAATTGAAATTTGATAACTCTTAAAGCAGCATCTCCGGGCTCAGTCTCTAAATTGTTAGCTATACTATCAAGCTTAACACAAACTTCCCAGAGTACTCCTCTGACTTTTATATATGCAACAGGTGAGAATTTAGTTACGATTTGTTCTAATATTTGATTCATGTCCTCTAGCTGCAATGTCCAAGCATACATTGTGTAACCAATGTTTACGGGAATGCCTCTAGCCAAACCAAATACTGTGTCTCTTTCGTATCTCTCCGACTCAGTAAAAGTTGGCAATCCTTTATTGTCACTTAAAAAATTTATGGCTTTGTGGTAAGTGTATCTCGCTGGATCTATACTGTATTCAGTGCTGCTTATAGCAAGCATCGGCAGTCTAATTCTGTCAACAACTAATGTTAAATCTTTTCTTACATTCTGCTGGACAACTGCGGCTACCGCACGTTCTTGTGTGCCCCAAATTATCGGCACCTGATGACTTTTTCCATCGTCATCAATTACAACAATATTCCTAAATAAGTCCATTATCGCTTCATCACAAGATCTAATAGATCTTGCATAACGGTAAACAACATTTCTGTTTGGAGGATTAAGATTGTTTACAATCTGACCGGTTTGCATAGGATCTGAGTTGTTCTGAGATCCCAACATGTATTTTTTGTCTAGGAAATCATCAAACCAGTCAGATGGCGATGGAAGATTGTTTAATTGATTGTTTTGGTTATCCGGAGGTTGATCACAAAAACCCGGTGGCGGGTCTATATTCTCTGATCTCCACATTGGCCCTTGATCAGGACAAGGGTTTAATGTTTTATCATACGGATTGGGATTTGGTCCTATTGGTAACATAATACTAAAATAGTTATGTTTGTGGAGTTAAAAATGCATTTAAAATACAGACAATTAACTAACGAATTACCTCCAAAACTAATACATTTGGAATTAGAAGTATGGGCCGGTTCACCTTCTGAGCATAAAACTGAACGGAAAATACAACCATACATGTGTAAGCCATTTGTTGATGCAAACACATATGGTTTAGAAATTTTTTATCCATTTAACACAGAAATAACCGTCACTAAAATAAATGGCAAAATTGAAATTACAGCAGAGGATTGGAATAAAGATGCAGAAATAGTTCAAAAAATAGGAGTTCCTGTAGGATGCTTAGGTGAATCGCATTTCAGTATGAATACATGCCTTGATATTATGGTTGAAAAGAACTATGTTCTGCGAATTGAAAATCATCCAAGGTTTTATTCAGAAGATAATGTACCATGTGTAATCTCAGGGCATCTTGAAACAAACTGGTGGAGTAGCTTGTTTTTTATAGTATTCAAAGCTCCGCAAGAAGGACAGAAATTAACTTTTAAGAAGGGCGATAAAATTTGCCAAGTTTTTCCTGTGTTGGATAAAGAAATTACCATAGAAGAAATGAACAGTGAAGAAAAAAATTACAGAAGATGGCAAGCATCTACATTTGCACTAAGAAGAGACATAATAGCCAAGGGACATAAGGATAATCAAAACAATTATTTTGACAATTTATATAAAAAACTATCAAAGTATGTTCAATTATATGGTCTAATACAACTTAAAGTATTAGTAAACAAGCTAAACATGAAAGTTGAAAATTACATTAAGTTAAAATGCAAGTTATTCAAATAAAAAAGGGGGCTTCATTGGAAGCCCCCTAGGAGAGTCAATCAAATAAAATTAGCCAGAAAAACCGCCGCCAAAACCTAGTGCGCCAGCGCCGGTGGTGGCTGGGTTTGATCCGCCAGCCATATTTCCGCCCATGTCACCGCTACCGCTGCCATTGCTAGGGAACTGATTGCCAGCGGAATCTCCGAATTCACCACCATAAGCTGTGGTCTTGCCGGGAGGAATCTCATCACCAGAAACTGGAATATCTTTAGACCCTACGCTGTCATCACTTTCTTCATCCTCTGAATTGTCAGAAGAGGGCTGAACACCTGTTAATTTAGCAATATTATTTTTTACTGCATCTAACTGAGACATTAATTCTTCACGAGTGGATTTCTTATCATCGTCATCGCCAATACTGAATTCTTTTACAAACTTAACAATATTGTCAACCATAGGATATAACTCTTCAGGAGTGTTTTCCCCCTCAGGAGGAGCAGTTTGGCTGCGTGATTCATCACCACCTCCCTCATCGCTTATTTCTGTGTCGAGGTTATTATCGCCACCATCCTGACCCATAGGTGCGCCCATACCGTCCATTCCGCCGCCGGCAGGAGCCATACCGCCACCCATGCCACCACCCATGCCACCGCCGGGAGGCATGCCGCCACCGGGAGGAGCAGCGCCCATACCCATATTCGGTGCAACCATAGCGTCTTGTTCATGTAGCTTCTTAAGTTTCAACTTCTCATAAAATTCAAAAAAACTTTTCATGACTTCTCCTTTAAACAATCTTGTAGTTTACATTTTGTGATTCGTTAACAGAAGTACCGCTAACCGAATCCTCTTGGAATCGTTGACATAAACATTGCAGCCTAACGACACCATACATCTTCATTTCTCCCGTTTTGCGTTCAATAATTACCCAGTTTTCTTTTAAAAAAGGCGTAAAAAATCGACTGCCAATTTTCGGGACATGTCCTAATTTATCTAGTGTCGCTTTATAATTAAATTCAAACAACATATCATCAGGACTATCTATGCCGAATGGTGTTTGAAAGTTTTGGCTTGGAACTGGTTCATAATAGCACCAAAGTTGTACAGGCTGAGGGCTATAAATTTTAGTTCTCGTCTCCAAATATAAAGGATCAATATTATTCATATTTACGAACAATTCGTAATAAAATATTGGTGAACCACCCCATTTAATTGCCTCTTCATCCCATTGATTAAACAATTGGTGTTCAGGAAGCTGGTCGCTAAATTGCTGCACACTTCCTGTAGGACGATAAGGACGGCCATCGCAGTTATAGATAGTCATATTATTTGGAACCCCCTAAAGCGGCCAAAATCTCTTCACAACTATCCTGCCAATCTATTTCTCTATTGCCTTTTATTTGTGTTAGGAAATTAAAGAAATCGGTAGCATCCGCTTCACCTTTCGTTGGATTCGGGAATTTGTGATCAAACATGTAATTCTTGATCGCATCGTCACCGCCCCCAGAAACTTCAGTATTTATCATGCTTCCTAGTTTAGAATTCCTTATAAACCTTACTTTTCCCTCTATGAACTTTTCCTTTATAGCATTTAAGAAAGATGCTAATGTTTCATCTGCGCTAACTGAAGCTATAGTATTGAATACGTTGCTCACATCTTTCAGACTGCCACCTTTTTCTTGCTTATTTAGCAACGCATAAATAAATGCGATTCCTAAAGTAGATTTCATCAATGCCTTAGCAGCCGGATCGTCTTTTTGCAGTTGTCGTAGAACCCAAGGTTTGAAGTTTTCATTGTCAACAATTTTCTTTAAATACTTGGTTTTTGCAGATAGTAATTCCATCAAATCCCTGTCTGGGAACATATTTCTTACATGTGGAGTGCCATCTTCATCCACTGTTTTTTCTTTAGATTTTATGAAATTAGCAGCTAAATTCAAGATGCTAAGTGTTTTGACATCTGTAAGAAGTGCCAAATCTAATACTTCACCTTCATTACTAAGTTGGCTATTTATTTCATTTTGCGAACCGAGAAGTCTATTTGCTTGTTTAGCAGCTTTCTTTTCAATAAAAAATCTTACGCACTGATAAATCTTATTTGTTTTCTCGGTGATATCAGCTTTCTCTTCGGCTCTGTCTCTTATTTCTTGATCATCAACTTCAACGTCAGGTGCAGATGATGCGCCTTCTTCTCCGCCAAGAGCACCACCTGTTAAAAATTCTCTTTCAGCCTGTGCAGTAGCATACTTGGCTTTCATGGTAACAACATGGTTTATAAACTGAATTATGTTAGTAAGTCCAAGTTTGGCACTTCCCTTACGTAATTTTGCTTCACTTGCATTCTGAATTAGTTCATCTAAATTAGCAAAAGAGTTTGGGTCATTCTTTGCTTTCTCTCTT